TCAAGAAATCAACGCATTGCAAAGCAATGTATTGGACAGGCAGCAAAATATCCAAGCACTGCAAAGAGAATTGGGACGTATGTAAAGCCGTGTTTTCAAATCAACTGTTCCAAGGATTTGACAGAAGAAATGATGAAAAAGCAGCGGCATATCCTGTGTGTCGGCTGCCTGTATATCGTATTGAAGGTCAACGTATTTCCCAATACCGGCTGGATGGAAGCGTCGAAAGGGATGCAGGGCATATCGTTCAGTACCTTCGGATACGCGGATGCTCCGGGCTATACATTCAGCCGCATTGTCCATACTTTAATTTTCCTACTTGGAAAGACCACAGGGACACGTACAACTGTTTCCGATAGTTCGCATAATGACAGGTTACGTATTTTTCTAAGAATATTACAGGTTTTGGCAAAGGTTTCTGTTGCGACCCGAATGTCTGATTTTTTTAGGCGTATCTCACTCTGGAATCACTCCGTTAGTGGGTTTCCGGTATTGAAAAACAGTTCAGAAAAAAGGAAAAGGGGGTGTTCGTAAAGATTGGGCAAAAAGCGCGCCCAATCTTTACAAAGCTTCCCCCTTTTCCTTTTTTCTGAACTGTTTTCCTGCACCTACAACCCCCGAACGAAGCGATTCCAGACTGAGACACTTTAAAAAAAAACAGCCATTCTAGCAGTTAACCCCCTTCACTCAGCTCAAGCCATCCTGAGGGGTAAGGGCTGAAACCGAAAGATTTTTAATTTGATTGAAAGGAACTTTATGACATAGATTCAGGCGCGAGAGGCGCGAAACCTAAAATAGCGGTGGGGACAAACAAAAATCCCCAAGCTGGCAACAAGGGGATTTTTGCATTCCTGCCAAGTTTTTAAACTTTACAGGATAAATCAAAATGCAGATCACTTTGCGAATTGGTAAACTGCTTTTGACTATCACGATTGATATACGGCTTATTCTAGCTGTTGTCATACTGATAAGTCAATAACCCACGAAAAGAACCGCCCGATTAAGGGCGGTTTTCTATTTTGCGGCACCATTACTAAGACTTGTTTTTTTAAAGGTTGCTGTTCGGCGGTATCTATCTGAATTTCTCTTTGTTCTTCTTTATACGGATTGAACGGCATTCCGTTATCGACGTAATCGATACAGGTTTTTTTGTCTATCTCTTTTAAAACGGTTGCCTGCCCTGAATAGCAGTTGCAGGAATTTGACGATTTGACACAGGCAACGGGAAATTCCATTTGTCTGACCTGCCTGACCCCGTTATAAATCGGTTTTGATTCGGGATGACCTTCAACGGTAGGTTCTAACATCTCTTTCGTCAAATTCTGATTTTCCCTTTCGGGTTCTAACTGATTGCCTATATTTCTTCCGGCTTCGCCCGATGCCTTATGCGCCGTGCCCCTGACTTGTTCTAATTGTTCCTCCGAAACGATTGTTTGCGTTTTAGCTTCTCCTCCCGCTGTTCCGTCCTTATTACCGAGCCCCAATAATAGCTTGTAGCCCAAATAAAAGCATAGGGCGAACAATACCAATGCGATGGGGATGATATATAAAACGCGGCTTTTCGGGGTTTTTACCTTGGTATGGATTTCTGCCGATTTGTAAAGCCCGAATGCCTTTTTATCCAACTTATAGACTTCGGGGCGGGCATTTGCGAACTCCGACCTTGGATTATTCGCACAATAGTCCCAAAAATACCTCATAAAAATGCCGAGCGGGGTTTTATGGATATGGTAATGCGCGCCGACCAAATCGCGGACGTGCTTATCTATGCGTTGGGGCATCTGCGTTATCAGGATAATATCAATCCCCGAATGCCTGTGAACGTGCAGCCATTCGACAAGGGGAGGGGCTTTTACGGCGGGGGAGCGCGGAGGAAAAACATTTTGCGCTTCGTCTATGATGACGACCGAGCCGTTATTTTCGGGATACTGAAGCCAAACGTGTATATCATTGATTGAATGCCCCTCGGGAATAGGCGTTGTTTCTATGGTTAATTCCGGAATGCCTTCAATAAAAATCTTCCTGCCTTTCCATTCGTTGTCTATCTTTTTCGACAAGTCTGAAACGACGGATAAAGTTTTGCCCGAACCGGGAACGCCTGTAATCAATGTAATCATCTTTTTCCCTTTATTTTAGAAATTTTAAAACGCGGTAGGAAGACCATATGCCGAACGAGAACGAGAAACCGCCGAATATGATGTTTAGTGCTTCGGGAATGCCTGCCAGTGCAAACATATTCAAAATATCCGGCGGGATATTCCCATAGGCGTTTTGAAAATATTTCAAAATGGCATCGGTTGAAAGGCTTAACGCCTCATATGAGACAAGCGACACTCCAAGACCTGCGAGAATTTTAAAAAACAAGTCTTTAAGCATCGGTGCCAATGCGCTGAACAATGCGACAATCAATCTTGGCATTTTTAACCTTTCAAACTGTTTACGGTTTTAAAAACCAAGACTGCGGAATAGAGATAAGCCATGGCTATAAAAACATATCTCAGCTTTTTCAAAAAATCGCACAGAAAGCCCATTTGAAGCGTATGATTGCCGAACTGTCCCATATCCAGCCTTATATCGCTCATACAATGCCCTCCCGTTGAAAACACGTTTGCAGGTGCATAACTTCCAAAATTTCCATCACTTTTAAGGCTTCCCCAATCGGGCTCTCCATACTTCGGGACATCGGGCATTTTTTCACTTCCTTCGCCATCCCCTTTGCCTTTGCCGCTTCCTTCGCCATCCCCTTTGCCTTTGCCGCTTCCTTGTTCCGCTGAGCCGTTATTACCGCCGTTCCCCGCGCCTGTGCTTCCCCCGCCGTCGGATGCTCCGAGGCTTCCGCCACCCGGCGCATTTCCGTCGGCGGGGGAAGCACCGCCCCCCAGTGTTGAAACATTCGGGTTTTCAGACGGCTTCGGATTGGACGCATCGGGCTTTTCTACCGGCTTCGGATGGTCTTTTTCGGGTTCTTTTTTTTCTTCTTCGGGCTTTTCCCCTTCGGGTATGTCTTCGTATATGACAGAATAATCTAAAGTATTGGCAACTTTGCCATCCGGCCAAACAGCGTTACACCTGCCAAGCTGTTTATTATTTTCATACAGACCCGCATCAACGCCTTTTACTTCAATATGCTGATAATAACCATCCCATCCCCTGCCATAAGTCAAACCCTTGTAAACGTCATAACAGGCTTCTTTTGCTGATTTGAATTTCATCCCCCGATAATCTACAAAAACCTTCCTCTTGCCCTTCCTCCTTGCTTCTTCTTCCTTTTCTTTTTGTAATTGTTCTGCCTTTTTTACTTGTACTTCCCGCAAAATCCTTTCGGCTTCTTCGCCTTCTGCAATCATCTTCTTATAATCCGCCAACGTCATTCCCAAATCGTCTGCATCTTCTTGGTCGGGATCTTTTAAATTTAAATCCGATATGTCAAAAACATTCATATTTTCTTTAGGTTTATCAGCATCAGATACATTTTTTTGATAAACCATACAATAAAAATAAAAACAACCAATATTATGAATAGATTTTAATATTTTCCCATTTCGACCATCTCTAACAAATAAAACTTCACCTACAGGATTATTATTAAAATAATTAAAAATCTTTTTATCCCTTGATACAAACTTAATGCCCGGCTCAACCTCTGTTGAAATATATTCATACTCTGCAAATGCGTTAGGAACAAAAAAAGCGGACATCACAAAAGCGGCCGCCATTCTTTTAAATTTCATCAAATTCCCCCTATTTGAAAAAATAAACCAATGATAAAACTGCAAAAAATCCAATAAGAAAAGGGAAATCAACCATCATTTACAAAGCTTCCTTTAATCATGTTTCCTACCGTTTTAAATGCCCATACGAGCACGAATAAAATCAGGAACGAAGAGGCAAGCATTGCCCCTTGTGCAAACTGCGATTCTTGGGAGCATTGCGGGAAAGACAAATCTATCCGATAGCCTTCAAAATACCAATTTCCGCCTGATTTATATGGCGCGTACAGTTTCCCATCGGGAGATATAACGGGCACGATTTGGGATACAGAATAATCCTCTGCCTGTTCTTTTTTTGAAAAACACTGCATTCCTACCCTGTATCCCATCATCACACCTTTTTAACGACCAGCAACAAAGCCGGAGACGAGGCGGAATGCTTTAACCAGCACATAAACGGAGAGCAGGGCAACGCCGACGCTTGAAACGACCGGAACAACTTTATTGATTTCGGTTACAATGCCGTTTGCAACGCCTTCGATTCCATCCGCCCAAGTCGGCGCGGAGAGGGTAGCCAGTGCTACAACTGCACCCGCTTTGCGGGCATTTGCTTTGATGCTTTTAAACATAAAATTTCCTTTTTAAAAATTACGGTTTTCGGAGGCAAACCGTACAGCCTTAAAATGGAACATCAGAGTAGAGGTCTTCATAATCTTCCGATTCATCGTCATCATCGTCATCATCATCTTCGCCAAAAATAAAAGATTCGGAACGTTCCATAAACATCATGACTTCCTCTCTCTCTTCGTCGCTTATGGCGTATTCGAGAGCGTTTTCATAAAGGCCCGCTTGGATAGAAGCGTCATAATGGCTTTCGTAATAAAAGCCGTTATAAAAAAGTCATGACCTTCGGGATCTAGCCTTTCTCCTTCTTCGTTAAAAAAAGGGTTTCCATTGGGATAAACATCATTGCCTTCATCGTCATGCATAGGCGAACCGTCCCAATAAAATTGATTGCCTTCGTCATCCTCATAATAAGAGTAGGGATAACCGAACTGACTGTGATAGGCTATTGAGAACTCTCTTCTATCGGGATCGTCTTCCCATTTATCATAAAATGCCTTGGCTTCCGATTCATCGTCAAAATGAAATTCCTGAATTGTCGGCAAGCCGCCTGTTGAAGCAGCAGGAAGCCACGCGCTTACGTGATATTTCATTGGGCTTTAGGCTTATCTAAAATTGGTACGACATTAACGACAACCTGTTTGACGGTTTTGCCGTTTGTTTGAAAATCAAAATCGATTTCTGCCTTAAACGGAGTTTTTGCACCCGCTAAAAGCAGTTTTTCATAATTGGCGTATGTGCCGTATGTAAATTCTTGAGTTGCAGAACCGCACATATCGGGGCTTTCCGCAAAGGGAATATCGATATAAAGTTTCGTAGAATCATACGGCTTACCTTGTTCGGTCATGCCTTGACTTCTTTTCATACCGCGAACAGTTGCAATCATCTTCATCTTTACATTCCTTTTCTTGCAGAGTGGTTAAAATCATTCCGTATTCGTCAAAATTGACTACATCAATATCGGCTTCATAGTCATGCAAATACTCGCATGCACGTTTCTCAGGGACGAAATAAGCCGCAGGATTTACGCGATGTGGCAAAGTGCCGTCCTTACGGCGCAAATAATCAACAATCTCTTCGTCTTTCATACCCAGATAAATCATCATGTTGATGGTTCTGCCAACCTGTTTTGCCGCCACTTCTTTCGAACGTTCAACACTGATTTCGGCTCTCTTGGCGTTGCTTACTTGACGATGTTCCAAAACGCCTTTTTGTTGCAGATGCGCGCATATTTCAAAAGCACCGCCCCAATACGCACCCGGACACAATAAAATATCCAAGCCCAAAAAGCAGTTACGTCCCATATACTGTTGCTCGAAACGACACCAAAACAGACCGCTTGTATCCCCTTGTTCTTTCGCTTTGTCGTAAATACGGCAAAAAACGGATGAATGCTTAGAACCTATGGTTAGGGTTTTGCCTTTTTCGGTAGGGTTGAGCCAATCTTCCCCAAGCTTGCCGACAAGCGGACGTTTCCCGCGTTTATCAAACTTGCCCTGTTCGTACATTTCCCAAGCGGTATCAGGCGAAATTTCATGATTAAAAAAATCTTTTGCAACATCGCAACGGGTTATTTTGGCGCGATATGTGGTATCGGCATCTAAAAAACGGTGCAACCTTTCTTCCCAGCCTTCTTCTGCAACGGCACAGCCTTTACCCGTCATCTCTACAAGTATGGTTTCCTCTTGCCCCCCGATATAAACCTGACCGTACAAAACGCCGTCCCGTTCCATCTGCCATCGGGACTCATAAAAACGACCTTTGCCTACCGGTTGATGCGATGAAATGCCAAAACCGAAAATCCACTCCAAAATACTTGAGAATCGGGCAAGCACATCTCGATCTGAAACGCCTTTAATCGGAAAAAATTCAGTCGTCAGCAGATTGAATTTTGCAACCGAGCTTTCGTGAAACGTAAAGCTGATAGTGTCGATGAAAGCGGAATCCGCTTTACCTCGTCTAAGCGGTACGACCTTTAAATGCCCCTTTTCATCTACAACCAACTGTTCGTAACGTTCGTATTCAGCAGGTTGCTGATATGAACTTCTGCCTCTTGAAATTTGCATTTTTTGGATTCCCGTAGCCCTTCGATTTCGAACCCCCCTGTTAGATAGGGGGGGGGCATAAAAACATCAGTTACACAATCCGAACAAGCTGATTAATTCTCGATTGCCCAAATCTAAAAAAACATCGCAAACGGACAAAGAAACAATTTCGCCCGATTCGATATATTCGCGGGCAGAACCCAAAGCCAAAAAAAACGTATCAAATTCGGATTCTGTTACAAAAATGCCGTTTGAATAACAATCAACCAGCCATTTGCCGTTTACGAATATTATTTCTGCGCTTCGTTTGTTCATTTTAGACAAAACCTATTTTTCTAAGAAAATATTTTATTTGAAAATTCTAATTAAAAATATTATTAGAAGTCAAGAAAATTTTTACAAAGAAACTTATAAGCGGTAAATTAATTTGAATTCATTAAGGAGTGAAAAAATGCCTAGCAAACATATACAAGACAAAACATGGGAAGAAGTTAAAAAAGAATACGTAAGAGCAGTAGTAACAACAAAAATGGGATTTAAAGAAACTGAAATACTTAATCTATTGATAGAAAAGGGAATTAAAGAAATAAAAGAAGAAGACTATATAAAATACTCGATGGAAAAAGAAAAATGAAAAAAGCCCTAAAATGGATTGCATTATTGATTTTGTTATTTGCAAGCTATTTATACGGATTTGATGTTGGTTTTGAAAAAGGGCAAAAATGCGGAAAAGGCAATATCTGTTTAGTTTCTCTTTTCGGGACAGATGACGAGACTGAATATAATCATGGTTACATAGACCTTCCCGAAAGCAATCCCAAAGACATAAAACAATAAGGAGCATATGCTCAAATAGAGAGCCTTTGCAAAAATCTGTATCATTAAATTACAGGTTTTCGCAAAGGCTTTGATTTTATTATGCTTTCACAATCCCAATGGCTGGATGCCGTCAAAGGGCGGTTGCGGGTGCGTTCCGATTACGCGCTTTCCAAAAGATGGGCGGTTACGCCGTCCGAAGTGTCCCAATACCGGCGCAACCGGTTGCGGTTTCCCTTTGCCGTCGTCTTGGATATTGCCGACGTGATGGATATAGACCCGATTGAAATTATTGCAGGTTTGGAATACAGACGTTGCAGGGAAAAGGACAGGGAGCGCGTCAAAAGGGCGTATTTCAAAGCCCATTGCGCGCATTTCGTTTATCCGAACAATCCGGGCTTTTTCCACCGTAAAAAACGG